AGCGAGCAAGATATTATTTTAGAAGATCGATATCCTACTGTTAGCCCAAAAAGCATGATCAGTGGCCGCGATGTCAACAGTGATCCTACACTACAGTTCAAAGTGTACAATGCCATTGGCGGCAAGGTAGTAGAGTTTAGTCGTTACGATCGTCATAAGGATCGCCACTTTCATGACATCTATATTATCGGTAAGGATGAGGATTTTGGTGAACGAATTGCTAGAATTGCCATGCTAGAAAACCTAAAAGATTAATTAAATAAACTTATACAACAGGAGACCTTATGGACTTCATTATATACATAGTTATTGCTGTAGTAGCTTTCTTTTTTGGTTGGCACGCTCGTGGTATTATTATGCTAGCCAATCTCAGCGGTGATCCAGATAAGATTATTAAGATGCTAGAAGAAATCAAACGTATCAATGCCGACGAAGCTGCCGGCATAGTTCGAGACGACACTGGAACTGAATTGTTTATAGAACGAGTAGGCAATTCACTATATGCCTATATCAAAGATACTAACCAATTTGTAGCACAAGGGTCTGATCTTGCATCAGTTTTGGATACTGCACATAAACGTTTTCCTACACAGAAATTTTTTGGCACAATTAGTAAAGACAATCCAGCCAAAGAACTTGCACAATAGATTACTTTCTCATATAATAGACTTACGTTGATAGGTTATCAACACACTAACAGAGGAAACAAAAACATGAAATTCATTTCAAAAGAAACTAAGACCTACAAGTTGTTCAATGCGTTGTACAACGGCGATAAAGTTACTGGTGCTCAAGCTGAAAAGCGTTTTGGCATCAAGAATATTGCTGCCGAAGCTTCACGTATTCGTCAATCAGGCTACGCTGTTTACAGCAAGAGCCGTGTTGCTGGTAACGGTGTAACTGTTACTGAATATGAAATGGGCAATGCTAGCCGCGAAATCATCGCATTAGGCTACAAAGCTAAAGCAATGGGTATTACACTTTAATTTTTAAAGCGTAACCAAAAAGCTCGCTTCGGCGAGCTTTTCTTTTATAAGTAGACATATGATCAAAGACACTATACTCTGGATTAAGAACGATTACGCCGAATACCCATTACGATTTGGCTTAGAACTATTAGCCTGGGTTATGAGTATCAGTTGTACCATTTGGATGGGATATACTTTACCTAATCCACCTTTTATATTCTTATATCCATTGTTTATTATACAGTGTTGTATATTTGCATGGGCAGCCTGGACTAGAGGTAGCACAGGTATGATTGCTAACTATCTTTTGATCAGCTCAATTGATGTAGTTGCCTACTCGAGAATGATATTAAACCATTCCTGAGTTTTGTCTCACAGTTTCTAACATAAAACTTGCTTCGTCTGATTCAACTTCTTTCCAACTAGATTCACCATCTTTGGTTCCAACAAAACAACGACCATTTTCCAAATCCAATAGCATATACTTCTCAGGTGCTTTGGTATGAATTTTAAGTTCACGCACAGTTTCTAGTTGCTCAGCCCAATCTCCGGTTAATAATGATCTTGACATATTCCATTCCTTAATGTATAATTATTATATATCTTAAAGGAAAGGTCATGTTTACATTAGTTGCAGTAGGAGATATCTATTTCAGTTTAGATGGTAAGCAGTTCGAAATAACAGATTTTTGGGTTGACCAGGCTGAACCTTGGGTCAAATATATTAACACAGAGACAGAGAAAGAATACACTTGCTTACACGAAGCATTTATATCGCGCTTTTCACCTACAGCACGTTCTTATTAACAGGCTGTTCTAGCGTACCAATGATGGTCTATTCTGTGGCCGACAAGGGCACTTTGGCTCTTACTGATAAAGGCCTTACTGATCGAGCCCTAACCTCCGTAGTTCCATATTCCGATTGCAATATAGCCAATTTATTCCACGGCAAAAACTATTGCGAAATACAAGATCCGTCCAAAACATATAACCGAAATGGCATTTAATGGTTGACAATTAGCTGTAATTGTCGTATAATTATTATAAGGTTGAAATAGAAGTAGACCGAAGTAATTATTAACGCTGAATTGAGTAGGCACAAGGAGAAAGAAAATGGCAGCAATAACACCAATGGCCCTACAGGCTAAGATTACTAAGGCTAAGCCTTATAATAAAAAACAGGCTATCACAGCCTATGTAAGAAATTTCAAAATTCCGTTTGAAATGAAAGACGATGCAATCGATCTTCGTGAATATGCAAAGAACTTTCCAAACGAAATTATCCCAGTCCAAAAAGTACACGAACCTATTGTAGTAGTACTTGGGCCAAAATATCAAAATGTACAATTCAACTATGACCCTAGCCACGGTGCTAAAGTTGTCTACGGTACTGTTCGCCCAAAGATTTATTTTGATTATATTGATTGGTCGGACTTGTACCTATGGCCAATCTTTCAACGTGACGTTGCACCAAATCACGTAGAAAAGATTTACAAAGACTTTGACGAATCATCTGTTATTGTTCCTTGTTTAATTAAACTTACTCTCAAGAATGGCAATACAATTTACTGTATTTGGGACGGACATCATACTATACAAGTATGCCGTTTGCAGGGTTGGACTAAGTTTCCAGGCTGGATTATTGATGTTGATCAATACACCGTTGCCGAGATTACCAAAGACGGATTATTTGATGACACCGATGAAGGACGTATCAGCTTTGGTTGTTTTATCGCCGGCAAGAATATGCGCCGTATTAATGGTATCAATAAACGTCAATTATCAGCATACGATGACTTCTTAATTGGCTATGAGACTAAAGATGCACAATATGTAGCTATGATGAACATCTTGCGTAAAAACAACTGTATTCCAAAACGACATGCCACAATGGCAGGTGCATTTACACAGATTAAGTCTGGTATTGAGTGCTTTGATCTTGCGGATACATACGGCAATAAAGGAATATACTGGGATCGTGCTCTTGCTGTTCATCGTAAGCACTGGCCAATGAGTCCGTTAGTATTAGAAGTGTTTCGCCCACTAGCATATCTATATCATCAAGCGGCCTTACAAGGATTTAATTTACCTGCAACATTTGATGACGATCTTGCACAGATGTTGATAGCTAAATGGGGTGATGCAGAAAGCATCCAAGAAGGCATCAAGGAAAGCTATTGGGCATCATATCATCAAGTAAACGGTATCTCCGGGCAGATTCCAGAACATGATAAATTCCGTGTGCTTAATGGTCTTATCAACTTTTATACTCAAAGCGGTGGCAAAACATTACTACCTGCACCTACTTGTCAGTGGAGAGTATAATGAAAGGTCAAAAAGGTTTATATGCCTTTAATGATCCGATGGGTAGTCCTGATTCCAAAGCCGGTATTACAGGACACTTTGAAGTTCGATTAGGGGTATATCAAAATAGTTATAGTCGTAACAGCCATGTTGCTTGCTTTGATATTTTATACATTGGGCCGGCAAGGGCTATTGAAAACTTAGAAAAGGCAATCAAACAAAAGTATGATTGGAGTATTGAACGTGATGGCCGCGGACATTCAGAATGGATTAGCGGTCATACTGCCGAAATGCTTGAAGCAGAAATTGATAAGATTATCAATGGTTACAAATTTAAAGTAATAAAGGTAGATAAAAAGTTTCTACCATTAACCGTTGACAACATGCAAGAATTTAAACAACATTATGGATTGGAATAATATGAGTAAGATCATTGAAAGTTTAAACAGCCCAATTAAGTTTACAGATCACGTGTATGTGACTACAGGACGTAACGGACAGCCTACTGTTCGTACTAATCCAGAAACTAAATTACCCAAAGGCATTTATATGCTAACACTTAAAGGCTTCGGTGTGTTATACTTAGGCATTAGTGGTGCAGACAAACAGACAGCACGTGAAGGTACTAAACAACGCTGGCATGCTCACGGGCAGAAGATGACTGGTATCTTTAAGAACGCAAAGGATACTGTAGAGTTTGCCAAGTTCCGTACTGAAGCTGTTGAAAAGGGTTATGATTTGGCTACAATCTTAGATCATATACAGGTCCGTTTTGTGCCACTCAGTGAAAGCAATGCTAAGAAGATTGATGCTATGGAAACACACTTACTAATGACGCTCATTGCCAAAGGTCAGTGTAAACTAAACAGTGCTAAACGTATTCCCGCACTAACCAAAGAGGAATTCGATTTCATCGCTAACAACGAGTGGGAATCATAAATACTTTGTAGAAAAAACCTTGTCCTTAATCCCTAAGGAACATTGTGTAAACGACACCAAGGAGGAACTATGTCAAACTCATCTACTGCCGCATTTGCGGAATCTCTAGTAACAAATACACACGGTCGCCAGTATTGGATTTATACCGATGATGTATTCTATCAACAACGCATTGCCAATGCAGGTCCATATCAAAAGAAAAATCTAATCCGTTTGCGTGATCTAAAGCCCAACGCTAGAACTATCGTTGATGTGGGTGCAAACATTGGTATGAACACAATTGAGTATGCTACCTGGGCTAAGGAAGTTCATAGCTTTGAACCTACTCCACAAACATATTCAATGCTGACTAGAACTATTGCTCTAGCACAAGCACAAGGTAGTTCAGCTAAAGGTTGGTATCCAACTCCTATGGGACTTGCTGATACAACTGTGTCAGGTAAGATCACAACTTATGATTGTGCTCTAAGCTCTGCTCCAGGTACAAGTAAGATCATTATTAAGAAAGACAATGCTGGTCATAACTATCTTGATAACTTACACTTGCCAACACGCACAGGACAAATCCGCACTCGTCCTACAGAACCCCCTACTGAAACAGTACAACTACGCACACTAGACAGCTACGGCTTCACTGATGTAGATATTATTAAGATTGATGTAGAAGGACACGAGTTTGATGTAGTGCAAGGTGCTGAACAGACTATTCTTAAGTATTTGCCTGTAGTGCAATTAGAAATGGTTGAACATCAGCCGATACGTTTTAATTGGAACTGCCAAATGATCTACGATTGGTTCTATGCTAGAGATTATGTTCCTACACTAAGCAATGGCAAGCCAGCAGGTCGGTTATGGCACAAGTTTCCACGTGAGATGGAACGTTTCTTTGTACACAAGAGTCAACTGCAAGCATATCAAGATCCGCTTAATGTATTGTTTGAAGGATTTGCCGAAGATGATATTGAAGAAGTACAGGATCGTCCCTATTGGAACTATGAGCCACCTGCTCGTGTAGCCAAGCCAGATGCCAAACCCACACGTGAAGCAGAAGTATTAGAAGAAGACGAAGAGTAAAAAATGAAAATCTTGATAACCGGCCATGAAGGATTCATTGGCCGGAATATGCTAGCTTGGATGGCAGCAGAAGAAGGGTGGCAAGTCGATGGGTGGGAATGGGATCCTCATAACTATCCAGATGTTAGCAGTTACAATTGGGTAGTACACCTAGGCGCTATTGCTGACATGACCTGCACCGATGTTGATGCCATAATGAAACAGAACTTTGAGTTCAGTCAATGGTTATTCAACGAATGTAACAAGCACGGGGTACATTTACAGTATGCTAGTTCTAGTTCAGTGTACGGTAACACCAAAGACTTCAGCGAGTTTGCACCTTGCTATCCACAAACTGCCTACGCATGGAGTAAGTATCTATTTGATCGTTGGGTATTTCAACAGCCTGTAAGTGTATATGTGCAAGGTTTTAGATATTTTAATGTATATGGTAAGTATATGCATCTGCGGGGTAAGCGGGCAAATGCTATAATCAAGTGGCGTACACAAGCTCGCAAGGAAGGTAAAATAACAGTATGGGAAAATGCAGAAAATGTTAAGCGCGATTGGACTTGGGTTGGCGATGTGTGTCGCCTACATATTGATTTTATTAAAACAGTTAATGGGTCAGGAATCTGGAACTGCGGATCAGGACTAGCACACAGCTTTTTAGATATAGCAGAAGAGATAGCAGAACAGGAAGGTGTACCCGTTGAATTTGTACCTGTGCCCGCTGAAGAACTAGCCCGTTTTAGGCACAAAACCTGTGCTAATTTAACACATTTAAAAGAAACTATAGGCAAGCGCAAGTGGTTAAATGTATTTGAGTTCCTAGCACAATAGAAACTATAAATACTTAACTATGAGAGCAAAAGAATTCTTATCCGAAATGTGGCCGTTTGACAGCAAGCCTAAAGCACCTCCAGTTGACTGGAATGTACGTGCTAAAGAGCTGTTTGCCAAAGGGTTTAATGAACAACAAGTTCGAGCACAACTGTTAAAAGAAGGGTGCCCACCTAAGCAAGTTGATGTATATGTACAAGGTGGTCAACTAGAAGAAGCACAGCAACCTAAAGTGCCGCAAAAGCCACGTCAAGGCCCATTGCGTACACAAACAGGCGGCGGTGCTCACAAAGATAAAACTAAAACTATTCCACGTAAGGAAAAGCATAAGAACGCAGAAATAGCCGAGCATGGCAAGGCTAGCTATTCTTTATGCACTGGTTCAAAACCAGACTCAGAGCTAGGTGCTAGTAACTTAGCATCATGCAAGAGTCAGGGACTTCGTGCCCGCACTGGCAACAAAAGCCATTTAATGGGTAAAGGTCCCAAGAGTCGCATGACAATGGGTGGACATAAAGTTAAAGGTAAAAAATACGGCGGACCTATTCCGGATTGGAGTTAAGATGAGATTTAGCGAATTTAAAATAATCAAGGAAGCATTTGATCGTCAAGTGCTAGACCTGCAAAAAGAATTAAAAATCAAAGGCGCTGACCTAGGAACATTTGGTCCTAACGGTGATGGACTCGACGGAAGACTAGGATCTTACACAAGACGTGCCGCTGAGAAGTTTCCAGAGATTGCCGCAAAATATAAAGATGTGCTAGCCCGTCCTGATTCATTTGATGCACAAAAAGTTGACGTGTCAGCTATACAGGATCCAGACTTCAAAGCCAAGTTAGAAAAAATTGCACAGAAACTCGGAACAACATCGCATGCAATGTTAGCTGTTATGAAACAAGAGTCTGGTGTTAATCCTAAAGCACAAAATAAGCAAGGTGGTGCTAGCGGCTTAATTCAATTTATGCCAGCTACTGCTAGAATGCTAGGTACCACTACAGATGAACTACGCCAAATGGATGCAGTTCAACAGTTAGACTATGTTTACAAATATTATAAGTATTCAGGAGTAGGCGATGGCTCTGTTGGCGACTTATACATGGCAACTTTTATGCCTAAGTATGTAGGATATCCTGATCACTTTGTACTAGGTGCAGAAGGTGCAGAAGGTTTCAGTGGTAAGGTCTATGCACAGAACAAAGGCCTAGATCGCAACCGTGATGGAAAGATAACAGTAGGCGACGTAAAAAGTTCAGTCCAGAGATTTGCCTAACTAAATATCTTCATGGATATTACTGGAAATTTATTAATAGCACCGCCTGCTGTTAAAGGCAACTTTTGGTACAAGACTGTGATCTTAGTTACCGAACATCACATCAATGGCAGTGTAGGCCTAGTGCTAAACAAGCGTAGCCAAATGAGCTTACCCGAGTTTGGTCAGCAACTAGGTATTAATCTAGACTTACCGGGCTTTGTATATCTAGGCGGCCCTATCAATGTTAAGAATCTAACATTCCTACATTCAAACGATTGGGCAAGCAAAAACACCATGCGCATCAGCGACGACTTATCTATAAGTTCAGCGGATGATATACTGCCTAGGCTAGCAATGGGCGACAGGCCCGCACACTGGCGCATATTCTTAGGTATGGCTGGTTGGGGACCTAGTCAGCTAGAAGGTGAACTCAAGGGTACTCCACCCTGGAATCATACTATGAGTTGGTGTACAGCCAAAAGCGATTTAGATATCGTATTTGGATCTGATACTAACGATCAATGGTGTGCAGCCATTGACAGATCTGGTCAAGAATTCGCTCAAAACCTTTTTGCATAACTGTAATCTGTAGTACAATAAATATTCGTAGTTGGGTCTGAAACACAACTAAAGGGTATTAGAATGTCAGCAACACTCTTGCTCAATGCAGATGGCTTGCCCCTAAGCTATATGCCTCTGAGTACACTAATTTGGGAAGAGTCAATCAAATACATGGTTTTAGACAAAGCCGATGTATTAGCCTATCACGAAAACTGGATTGTTCACTCAGCTACGTGGGAAACTCCTGTTCCTAGTGTTATGATGCTTCGTGAATACATGAAGCCTAAAACAACTGTACGATTTAATCGTATAAACATCTACCTACGCGATAATCACAAATGTCAATACTGCGGTGATCACATTGAAGGTCGTGCCGCCACATTAGATCACGTTATACCCTATGCCAAGGGCGGCAAATCATCATGGGAAAACTGTGTAACTGCCTGTGCTCCTTGCAACTCAGCAAAAAGCGATATCACTAAAGGGTGGAAGCCTAAAGTCAAACCCTACAAGCCCGACTACTACGAATTGGTAAGTAAACGCAAGCAGATGGGCTTTGACCTGCGCTATAAAGAATGGGAACAATATCTATGTTAAGAAAATGGTTATGGAACGGTTTGGGGTTTGCCAGCCTTGGAATGGCCTATGTAGGTGTTGTTACTCCGGGTATACCCTTTAGTATATTCCTAGTGTTTGCTGCCTATTGCTTTGCCAAAGTTAATCCTAAGATGCATGCTTGGTTGTACAATCACAAGTACTTTGGTCCATTCCTAACCAACTGGAATGAAAAACGAGTGTTTCCATTCAATGGCAAGATATTCATGGTTGTAATGATGGATTCAAGCCTAGTTATCATGTGGTTCACTACACACAATCTAAAGGCTGTAATATATACAGCTATTACTATGTTCCTAGTAGCTGTATGGGCCTGGCGCTTTCCTAGTACTCCAGAAGAATACAATCGTCGTAAAGCTGCTGGAGAAAAAATAGGCTGGTTTAAATAGCGATATAAATAGTAGTGCTTTATAACTCAGGAGTACTACTCAATGAAAAAGATTTTAACCGGGCTATTGTTAGCCTTTATAGCAACAGTTAGCCTACAGGCTAATGCCTGGACTCAACGTGCTCCAGGCACAGTAGCACAATGTCAAGTACATGCACCATTTGGATTACCACAAGTTCAAGGTACTGTACAGCCAATTTGCCGTGAAGCATATCTAGTTGGATATGACGCTCCAGCAAAACTACCACGCTTTGTTATGTGGACACTAACACCGGGACATGCCCTAGGTTGTGTAGCACGTTCAAACGCTTTCGTAGCTGACCAATCAGTTCCTAACGGTGCTGTTCCAGGCGACTATGCTGGTACAGGCTACGACAAAGGACATATGGCTCCAGACGGTGACCAATCATGGGATCAACAAGTTGAATATGAATCATTCTTGATGACCAACATGAGTCCGCAAGCAGGTAGCTTAAATCGCGGTATTTGGAAACTGTTAGAAACATCAGTACGTGGTTGGGCATTCCAAGGCAATCATAACTTCAACATTATCTCTGGCGGTGTATATTCTCAAGGCGATAAAACAATTGGTAAAGGTGTAGTTGTACCACACGCTTTTTACAAGATCGTAGTTGATGAAAACACTAAACAAGTAGCTGGATGGTGGTTCCCACACGTTGCTCCATATCCAAACTTGGGCAACGACTTAACTAAGTTCCGTTTACCAATCGCACAGATTGAACAGCAAGCAGGTGTTAAGTTTGCTATGCCAGCAGGCGCAGTTGAGCTACAGCCAGGCAAAGAATGGCCAGTAGACTTTGGTGCACTAACAAATGCAAAACGCAAATTGTGCGGCGCAAACGCCTCAGTCGACTGATAGCGAAGATAGACCTATGTATATTTGGTTAAGGCGCCCTGACGAACGAATCGATGGGGCTCCTGAGCCAGCTAATCCGGATAAATATCCAGTATACCCCGAGGATGACGGATATGATACTCCAAAAAACCCTTATAGCCCTGTTTGAAAGCATTGCTCGCTTTGGCTGCGGTCTTGAGGGCTTATGCTACGAAATAGAGACTATAAATGCCAGCAAAGAATAATACAATTGATCATAATTTACTAGTAGATTTCAATAGTTCGTTATCGACTATTTTAGAAGATGCTAAACATCATCAACACAGAGAAAAAAGTGCTGATATTGAGAAGTTTAAATATACTGGTGATAATTCGTATGTAACCTCTGTTCTCAGCAAAGCTCATGCACAGTTTCCGGATGAGCCTGATCTAGCAGCCGTTATTGCTCTAATGGGCAAAGAAGAACAAGAAGATGCTATTCGTAATGCCAAGACAGCACAGTGGATACAACAAACACAACAAAAAATAGATCAGCAACAAGCATCTTTAGGACAGCACTCTGCAGACCTACAAGATAAAGAAACAAGATTTAAAGCACAGGATCAACGCTTCCAAGACTTTAATGCTAAAGTTGCCGCAATGAATTTAAATCCTGTACAACAAGCACAGGCAGCTCAAGAGTTTCAAAAGAATCCAGAGCAAGATCCAGATCAGTTATTATCAAAATATCAAGAGCCACAAGGTCAACAAACTCCAACACAACTACCAAAGGATACACCTACTCAGCAAGCAACAGAATTTGGCACGATGAAAGTAGATCCTAAAACCAAAAGATATGATTATTGGGATGGTAACCAATGGACTCCAGTGCGCCCACGTAAGGCTAATATAAATTATAAAAACGTAGACACCCCTGCACCGCCGGTGCAGAATAATCCCCAGGTTGCTCACAAGGTTGCTCAAAATGCTAACATTAACGCTGTTCGATCAGTATTCGGAGATATACCATTATTTGCACCGGACGCTGATGAACTTGTAAAAAACCATCAACCCGTTGCAAAAAAACGATCAAGTATAAAGTATACACCCACACCGTCACAAATCACACCTCAAGTAAGAGATGTAATAGCAAAAGCAAAAAAACCACGCCCACAAGAGGTAACTCCTATGCAAGAAGGTATTATAGCAGGAGCTATCGAAGATATAGCTTCAATGAATGGTAAGATACTAATGCAGGCCTTTGTTAAAGGTAAGTCAGCAACTTTGCAATTTCCTGGCACAGGACAACCTATTCCGATGGAACCGTGGCAGGTGAGAGGTTTTATTGATATTTTTAAATCAATGGGTAATACTCCAGGTAAGGAGGCAACTATGATTAATTTGCTCAGTAATCCAACCTATCTATTGCAATGGATGATGGAAAATCTTCCAGCGCCAAATCAAATGAAAAAAGTTACTAGACGTGTGCCTAAAGGACAAACCGCTGACATGTTTAATACACCGCCCCCAAAGGCTCCAGCGACTCCGGAACCAGTGCCACAACAAGCTGAGCTGTTTGAAGCAAAGAACACAATTGAAGATGACTTGCTATTAGAATATCTAGTTAGTCTAAACACAGTACTAGATAATGCGAGCAAGTGAATTCCAACCTAAGAAGCTAGTCATATTTGACATCGATGATACTCTAGTCCATACACAGACTAAAGTTCACGTAGTTAAAGACGGACGAGTAACACATAGTCTTACATCACACGAGTTTACTAACTATAAACTACAGCCAGGTGAACAGTTTGACTTTGGAGACTTTCGTGATGCACGTGAGTTCTTTGCCAATGCTAAACCAATCATTCCAATGATCAATCAGCTTAAACATGATATCAATACAGGTAATAAGGTAGTAATGGTTACTGCTCGAGCAGATTTTAACGATAGAGAGCTGTTCTTAGATACATTTAGAAAAGAAGAAATTGACATGAGCAAGGTACATGTCTATCGTGCAGGCAATATGGTTACCAAGGCTCCTACAGAAGAAAAGAAAGCAATCATTATACGCGACTTGTTAAACAAAGAACAATATACAAAAGCTATTATGTATGATGACAGTGTTCCGAACTTAGAAGCATTTACAGCACTTAAGAAAGAATATCCGCATACTAAGTTTTATGCTTGGCATGTTAGCCTAGACGGTGAAACTAGTGAGTATCATCGCACTAATGAATCATTAGAAGAAAATCAAGACGACTACGAAATACACAATTATAAAAAGCTAGATAGAATACTGGCTAAACTTTGCGATCTAGTTGAACAAGGACAGTCCAGTGGCAAAGACTACGGAATGGTAGCTGCCGCAGTACTTGACCCAGATAATCAAATTGTTGCTCGATTGAATCGTCCGGGCGATAATGGTAAACGTGTACATGCCGAACATGCGGCAATATTAGACTACAACTCAAAACACGGATCAATACCAGAAGGTAGCATTATTATTACAACACTTAGCCCGTGCAATGAACCCATGGACGAGCGTGATG